TGTCGTAAATTTCGAAAGCGCCCCATTCAGGTCTTATAGCTCGCTCATGCATCCTCAATAGATCATCCCCAGCAGCCATCATCGGGTCTCCGGGCAAAATATGAAACTTACTCACTTCCCTGGCGACTTCAAAAGCGGTATTGATAAGAAAAGTGAAAATTTCACCACTCAAAGTCATCAAACCTATATGTAAGGATCTCGTTTGGCAGTCAAATTTATCTTCAAGATAGTCATCTACTAGAGTTTGGTCGAAACCCAAATAAAGCATGAATTTTGCAAAGAAATACACGGCTCCACCCCGCACAGATTGGTCGAATTTTGTCATGTCCAACTCCTCATACCCTATTTTCGGATCATGAATTGCAACCCAATCAACAAGATCTTGTTGGCTACGCTTCGCATGAATGTAAAAATTCGAGGGACATAAATCCATCCATTTTTTCAACATGAGGATGCCCACAGGTCCAAATTTGAACAAATAGTCATCACTCCTTGTGAAAATAGCTTGCAATGCCTTTGCCATTTCTGGCTCTCGAGACTTCAACTTCCATTGCTGTTTCCCGCCTATGTGCGAGCCAAATTCAGGTTCTGATCTTGGTAAACTCATCTTCTTCATAGCTTCGGAACGATGAGAACGTCTTTCCTCAAATTCTGCCACCGCCAGCTCCATTTCAAGATTCGTAATCTTCGGCGTAGATTCAGGAAACCGCATGTAATCCTTGAAATTCTTCCAAAGAAATTCGCCATACTCAGCGTTCGCATGATAATCCCGCAAATTTTCGAGATAAGTGGCTCTACGAACTCGAGTCGCTAACATGGCACTGAAGGAGACCAAATCTTTAGGTGTTTGGTTAGCACCAAATAGGAAGTATTTTGGAACAAATTTCAGAGGATTTTGACGATCTGTTAGAGAACTCAAATATTTGTTCACATCCATGCTTCTGGAACGTTTACTACCTCGAAAGCGCGACATCAGACCTCGACGAACCTCCCCTGCATCAATTCTATGCTTCACGGAATCCAAAAACTGCTCCGACCAGAGTTTCCCATCCGTTAATTCCCTGAAATGTTCATGAACTATTTGTGAATGAATGCTTTCTTTAACTGACTCAATATTGACAGGTGCCAAATGAGTCCTAGCATTATACTCCCTACAAACGCTTTCTCGGAACAATTCCAAACGGTCCCCAGGCTCCTCAACATTACTAAGATTGGTCAGAAACTGGTAAGCATCTTTTACTCCAGGCATTTCTCGCGAAAAGAAGGTAAAACCCCCTCTCACTGCTTGTGAATCCGGATCAAGCCAATTCTCCAACAGGCTATCCGGGAACACTCTTTTGACGAACGTCCAATTAACCAACTTTTCCGGTGGTCCAGCCAAATAATGTTTAATTGTTACCGGAAGACGCAGATTGTACGTTTTAATATTGAAATAAGATTCTTCAGTGATTCTAACAGGCTTTCCAATCCGATAACGAGACTTATAGTGATACAGACGCGAAAGAAGAGGATGAGCAGACAAACGACCCATTGATTGGGTGTCTCCAACAAACTTAGAAACTATAATAACATCTTTTGCCCTTGTAAGAACAGTATACAAAACCTTTACATCACCCCAACTCAAGGCGACAGCATCAATCTCCACTATTGCAACCTCAGCAGTCAAACCCTGAGTTCCTGAAAAGGTGTCCACTTCGTGGCTTGCAACCTCTTGAACCCAGATTTTAGTTCCGTGTGCTGGAACAACTACTAAGGCTTCTTGATATAGAGTTTCGAAGAAAGTATCGTCCTCTCCTGAGTATCTTGCCAAAAAA